CGTTCCATGTTTCTTATTTGTTCTTGTGTTAATAAACCTTTTTGCCTTTGTTCCATTATTTCACCACATGTTGCTTTTGATTGTACAACTGTATCTGTATTTCTAATTCTATATTCCTCTTCTCTTTGTTTTATGCTGAGACATTTTAGACAAGTTTTATAGAGCCCGTCAAAGAAAACAACTACATCTTTAGTGTAGTTTGATGAATTTGACTAAAATACTTCCAAAAATGGAAATAAATGACATTTTTTTAATTATATATATAATTATACAAAAAAATCATTTTTGTTTAAATAAATGAAAATAATTAAATATACATATAAATTCAGGTTAGAACCAACAGACGAACAAAAAACATTACTGAATAAACATTTTGGTTCTGTTAGATGGTCGTATAATTATTTTCTAAATCAAAGAAAACAAGAATATTTAAATAACAAAAAATCAATCACTTACAATCAACAATCAAAATTTTTAACTGAATTGAAAACTAATGATGGAACTGAATGGTTAAAAGAAGTTAATAGCCAATCATTACAATACTCATTAAAATGTTTAGACCAAGCATATCAAAATTTCTTTAATAAAAGAACTCAATTTCCAAAATTTAAATCTAAAAGAAATAAAAATTCATTTACTTGCCCTCAATTTGTTAAAAATGATGATAATCTACTTTTCATACCTAAATTTCAAGAAGGTATAGAAATGATAATGGAACGAAAAATTAAAGGAACAATAAAAAAAGCAACAATAACAAAAACTCCTACTGGAAAATACTTTGTTTCAATTTTAACTGAAATGGAATATACTCCAGTTAGTAAGACAGGATTATCAGTAGGAATAGATTTAGGAATAAAGGACTTTTTAGTGTTATCTAATGGAACGAAAATCAAGAACCATAGATTTCTAAAACATTACGAGAGGATTTTAAAATTAAATCAACAATCTCTATCAAGAAAGACTAGTAAATCAAATCGTTATGAAAAGCAACGAATTAAAGTAGCAAGAATACACGAAAAGATTACAAACTCAAGAATGGACCTTATCCATAAAACAACCATCAATTTAATTAAACAATTTGATACAATCTACTTGGAGGACTTAAATGTTAAAGGAATGATGAAAAATCATAAACTATCAAAAGCAATTAGTGATGTTTGTTGGAGTAAGTTCATAGACACACTTGAATACAAAGCAGAATGGAACGACAAATCTATAGTTCATATAGACAGGTTCTTTCCTTCCAGTAAAACCTGTTCTAAATGTGGATGGATAAACAACAAACTTACATTAAAGGATCGTGAGTGGATTTGTCCCAAATGTGGTGAAAAACACGATAGAGATTTTAACGCGGCAACTAATATCCTCAACGAAGGATATAGAATAAATATATCAGTTGGAACGACTGATTACGAGCGTGGAGACCAAATAAGACCAACTTCGGTTGGCGTAATCTGTGAAACGCTTAAAGAGAAGGAACATTATGTTCCCGAAACTACTACATCTTCAGTGTAGTAGTAGTTCATTATGTTGAATTGCTTCAGTAATTGCCTTATGTTCACAATTTTCTATTTCTTCTACATCATTTGTGTAAATTTCTATTTTTTCATCACAAATAGTTTTAACAGAGGTAGTATATTTACAGTTTTCTTTTGTATATTTTGTAGGTGCAATTATATTCATTCTTATCATCTTTTTCTTTAAAATCTTCTGATATTATTTCCCATTGATTTTCTTTAAGTTCAGGAAATGTAGTATCACCATCAATAACTGTGTGTACCATTGTTAGATAAATATAATCAGCATAATCAAAAAATTGTTTATAGACCATACCACCACCAATTATAAATACTTCACAATCATTGCCGTGATAAAATTTGACTTTTTCTAAAGCATCACCAATATTATATACAGTTATTATATTGGGCGATGTAAATTCAGGATCAAGAGTTAAAACTAAATTAGTTCTGTTAGGTAATGCACCTTTAGGTAAAGATTCAAATGTTTTTTGACCCATTATGATTGGTTTACCAATAGTTAGATCTTTGAATCTTCTAAGGTCACTACTTAATTTCCATAGTAATTTATTATCTTTTCCGATAACCCAATTTTCTGATACTGATACGATTATATTAATTCTCATTTAATTTTGTTGTTTTTCATTCTTCTATATCTTCTAATTTCTTAAGTTTTTCTTTTCTAAAATATTTTACTGGAATTTCGTCGTAAAATTGAATAATTTTAGTGCTACTAAACCACTTTACTTCATTTTTTTCTAAAATTTTAATTTTTATTGAATTTTCTAATTTTATTAAAATTTGAATTTCAATAATATTTGGATCTTTTGTTTTGTATGGATCATAACTATCAAATGAAACAGTAAAATATCCACCTTCTTTTAGATTTTTTAAAAGTATTGACATATTGTATGTTTTTAATTAAAGTTTAAACATATTTATTTATAATCGTTTCACGATTAGAGAATCCTCTACTACGAGGACTTAAAATTACGATTGGTGCGTGTTGCGCGGCTTTGAATACAGAGATTCTACTTCTTGTCATTGTAATTTCAACTTCTTTGGTAAATTGTTCCATTGTATATTTTTCATATACATCTTTTGGAAAGAAATCAAGATTTAAGTTTTTATTTTTGAAATCTTCTATTAATTGACTTTTAGATTTTCTTTCACGAATATATGCAGCACATAATCCAGACTGAATGTAGTAATCGAAAGGATCTAATTTACTATCTGGTAAATCAGCAGCGGGTAATGTTTTTCCATTAAATAATTCCTCAGGAATAACATTTTCTCCATATATGGAGTAACATTTATCATTTAATACTTTTGATAACTGATAAAGTTCTAATTTAGTTAGATCACCGATGATTGAATGTACACCAATTGAACCTATGTCGTGAAAATTACACCAACCAAGAACAATCTCAGTATGATTACCTGTTGCAACAATTCCACTACCAAATCTATGAGTAGCAGCTAATCCTTGAACAGTTCTTCCGACAGCGTGAAATACAGTTTCAATTTCTCCTTCATTTTTTAATGTTGTTTCACCAAATGCTTTTTTATCGGCAATTTTAAAAGAATTAACGATTCCATCTAATTCATCAGTATAAAAATCAACTTTAAGAGTTTTCATCATCTTATGAACCAGCTTCAAACTTTTACTATTAAGAGAAGTTGGATTTGTAATAAAAACACAGTTTTCTTTATCCATAGAAAGAATACAAAGTACTGCAACTATAATACTATCAATACCACCTGAAATATGAACCTGTGCTTTTTTTATACCCAATAACCGAAACATTTCTTTTTGTTCAAAACAAAGAGCATCAATAATTTCTTCGAATTTAGGTTTTGGTTCATAATATATTTGATAAGTACTGATATCTGAAAAATCAATAATTTCTGATTGTTCTTCAAATTTTTTAAAATGACTTATTTTTTGACCATTTTTTTTGAATACCATTGAACCACCATCATAAATTATGATGTTTTTAACGATATCACCAATACCAACAGAATTAAGAGTTAAAACAGGCACATTATATTGTTTAGCAATTGTACTAAAAAGTTTTTGACGAATTAAATCTTTACCATAATAAAAATAGGATTGGTTAGGAATAATAAGAAGTTCTGCACCCATATCAACCATTTCCTTAGGAATGTTACGAAAATGATTTGTATACCAAGCATCTTCACAGATCGGCACACCAACAGTTACAATTTCATTATTTAACTGAAGTTTAAATACTTTGGTTTTTTTTCCTGGTTTGAAATATTTCCTATCTTCATGATGATCAGCGTTGGCTAATAATTGCTTGTCATATCTTTGAATTTTGTTTTTGTTAATAACAGCAACACTATTATATAGTAAGGGAAATCCATCTGGTTTTGTACCATGGTAACTGACATAACCAATAATGAGAGCTTTATTGAACGGTATAAATTTAATCAATTCTTTAATACAATTTTCTTGTTCAAAAATAAAATCAATATTGTCCCATAATGAACCAACACAATATCCTGTTAATGCTGTTTCAGGAAATACAATGATGTCTGCGTCATTTGAAAGTGCCTTATTAGTTAATTCTAATACTTTACGATAATTGTTTTTAATGTCTCCTGTGACTGTATTAATTTGATTGAGTGAAATTTTCATAAATTTTTTATTTATATATAGCAAAGATAATAAAATTTTCGATGAAAAAAAACGACTTTTTTTTATTAATATATAAGTTAAATAAAAAATAATTTAAATGTTATGGCAAAAGATAAATTAAACAATTTGGTAAGTTTCTATGATTTTACAAATAATAATTGGAAACCAGATGGCGCAAAAAAAACTTCTAGAACTGAAACTGGACTTGATGTTCTTGCTCAAAAAGGTAGAGGTGAAGATGTTGATATTAAAAAAGTTTCTGATAATTCAAAAACTGTTAGTAATGGACTCGCAAAACAAGTTGTAAAAGAAAATAGAAATTTCAGAAGATAATTTTTATATATACAAGAAAAATAATTAGAAAAAAATGACAAAGAATATTCTCAGTTTAAATGATTTCAAAGGTAAGAAATCAACCATACTAGAATCACGACGAGATACTGTTAATGAAATGGTTGAATTACTTGATGATTTCTATCGTGTTAGTGTTGATGTTGACCTTCCTAAATCTTTGATTAGTTCATATATTAAGAAAGTTAAAGAAAGTTCTGGAAAGGACCTTCGTGCTGAAATGGGTGAAAAAAGATTAGCTGAAAGACTAGTACAATGGGCAAATGAAAATTATTTGAATATTGAAAATCTTCCAATAGAAATTGTTACAGGTTCAGAAAAGGCTCCGTTACAGGGACAAGTCCAAGGACAAGCACAAACCCAAGTTCAACCAGCACAAGAAGAACCAGTTGATAATGCACAAACTCAGGTACAGCCTGCACAAGCACAACCTACACAAGCACAAGGCGCACAACCTGTACAAAATTCTCAGGCTCAAAAACCTGCAGTCCAAGTACAAGGTCAACAAAAAGCACAAGCAACAGCTGCAGCAGTTCCTGCACAAGAAATTTAATTTTGCCTGAACTAAAAAAAAGAACGTGGTAGAAATATTACGTTCTTTTTCATTTTTAAAAATGACTTTTTATAATTAATATATAAGAAAAATAATATACTATAATGTCACTAAAAAAATATCAAGATATAGCAAATGATTCTAAAGTTACTAGTAAACCTGAACCAAAAATAGAACAAAATATTGTAAAAGAAGAAATTCTATTAAAACCTAAAAATTATGATTTAGATATTGAAATTTTAGAAGAAAAAATTATAAAATTCAATAAAGGTATATTAAAAGATATTTTAGAAACATTAAAAACTAAATATTCTGATACTGATTATTTCATTAGAAAAAAAGATAATGAATTACATATTGTTAAATATAATGAAAATTTAAAATTAGATATTAATGGATTTGTTAATGGTGTATTGAAATTTTATTCAACAAATCCAACATATAGAAAAATTACAGAAGGTATCAAAATTAAAGGTAATACTAAATTTTCTATTGTAGAAAATATGAAATCAGAGTATGCAAACAAATTTATTGATGATCTAACAAAACTGTTAGCAAAGAAAAATAACGAAAAGTAGGTGGGTAAAAATAATGTCAAATTAACTACTGAGGAATTTATTTTCAAGGCAAAACAGATTCATGGTAATAAATATGATTATTCGTTGGTTGAATATAATGGAAATAAAATTAAAGTTAAAATTATTTGTCCTGAACATGGTATTTTTGAACAATCACCAAATTCTCATTTAATGTTACATGGTTGTCTAGATTGCTCAGGATTAAAGAGATTGACAACTAGAATGTTTATTGAAAAATCAAAAAAAATACACGGTGATAAATATGATTATTCTTTAGTAGAATATGAAAATATTACTAAAAAAGTTAAAATTATATGTTTTGAACATGGAATGTTTTTACAAACACCAAGTGAACATTTTAATGGATCTGGTTGTCAAATTTGCTCAGGAACAAAAAAAAGAAACACAGATGAATTTATTTTAAAATCTAAAGAAATTCACGGAGATAAATATGAGTATTCTTTAGTAGATTATATAAACAGCAAAACTAATGTGAAATTGATTTGTAAGAAACATGGTGAATTTGAAATAACACCGAATGTGCATTATCTTGGTGATGGCGGTTGTAAAAAATGTGCAGATAATAGTAAAAAATTAAAAATAGAAGATTTTATTGATAGAAGTAATTCTATACATGATAATAAATATAACTATTCTTTAGTAGATTATATAAATTGTAAAACTAAAATAAAAATTGTTTGTCCTGAACATGGTATTTTTGAACAAACACCAAGAACTCATTTACTTGGTAGAGGTTGTCCTATTTGTAGTGAAAGTAAAGGTGAAAAAAAAATAACCAGAATTTTAAAAAATTCAAATATAAAGTTTGATAAACAAAAGACTTTTGAAAATTGCAAAGATAAAAATAAATTAGCATTTGATTTTTATATACCAGATATTAACACATGTATTGAGTATGATGGTAAACAGCATTTCGAACCAATAGAATGGTTTGGTGGATTGCCTAATTTTATTATTACAAAAAAACATGATGAGATTAAAAATCTTTATTGTAAAGATAATAATATTAAAATATTACGAATAAGTTATGTTGAAAACATAGAAGAAAAATTAAAAGAAATTTATGAAAAATTTTAATGAATATTTAGAGGTGTTAAATGAGTCTGCACCAAGACTTCCTAATAGTGAGGAATATTGGAAGAAAAGAGGTAAATCAGGAAAAGATGTGTGTCTTATAATACACGATGACTTAGATGGAATTTGTTCTGGAGTTATAATGAAAAATTATTTGAAAGAACATGGATTTAAAATCAAGCAAATTGGACTTATAAATTATCAAGAGGGATGGCAAGGATTTAAAATTGATTCAAGATTGATTACTATTGCATTAGATTTTGCGGAAAATATACAATTACCAGATGGTAAAGGCGTGGATTATTATGTAGATCATCACGGCCAATTTTCCGAGGAATGAAGTACTCACTCAAAAAGGATATGCAATTAAAACTAAAACAGGTTCAGCAGCAGAAGGTATTGCAACTCAATTAGGTGTACCATTTTCAAATGACACTAAAGATTGGATTGATATGATAGATTCGGCAAAATATGCTGATTATGATGTGGATATTAAAGGAATTTTAGATTTTGATTTAAATCAAATAAAAAAAGATCCTAAAGCAAAATTAAAATTTGCCGCTTCAATGAATCAATTATTAAAACGTTCAGATTATAAAACTTTTATAGAAGTTGTCAATGGCTGTGAACATCCATCAATTTATAATATTTATCGTTTATTTAAGATTTTTTATCCGAAAAATAATCCTAACTGGAAAACTGGTGATGAACCTGGATTTGTTGATGATGCTAAAATAAGATTAGCAATGATGAAACATAAGACCAAAGGTTCAGGATATAAAAATCAAGGATTTGACGAAAATGGTCATAAAATTAGATTTGAAGAACAAGAGGATTTTTGGAACGCTTTTGCAAATGATTTACCATTTAAAGAATATGATGACGATGGTAGAATTATTCCAGATCAACCAGAAAATCACAAATTTCAATTAAAACCAGGTGTTTATCAAATTATTGGTAATTTAATGTATGTTCCATCAGGTACTTGGGCAAATGCTCTGAGAGCAAAAGCAATTTTCAGTCAAGATTTAGAAAAAGGTATTGTTCCTGATGATCCAAAATTAAATTTTGTTCTTTTACAATACGGTAATACTTTACAAGTTGCTGATTTAAGATCAAAAATCAAAGATATGAAAGAAGAAGATCTACCTAAAGATAAAGATGGTAATCCAATTAGTGATTTAGGAAAATATACAGAAGGTTTAGTTAAGAATTTTGAAAAATATTTAGGATATCAAGACGAAAGAACAAAGGCAGGTGGACATTATGGAATTGGTTCGATTTCAAATATTTTTGGAAAATGTCACATAAAGGCATATGATGGTGTTAGGTTTTTAGATATGTTCAAAAATAAAATTATCAATGATATTTCTGGTGTAAAATGGGGATTAACAATGCCTTGGAATGAAGACGAAGGCGGTCCTATTACGGTAAAACCAGAAGAAGTCAATAAGAAATTGATGGATATCGAAGATGTTAGAACTGAAGATGAAGCAAGAACTGAAAGTGACGAAAGAGAAATTTTGAATTACATTGTAATTAATGGTTATGGTGATTTTCTAGAAAGAAAAAATTTATCATCTAAATTTAAGGATTCTACGATGAAAAAAATCTATGAAATTTGGTTACAAACTCATTTTGAAGAAATTGAAGATCATGTTATTAAACCTACTGATTTAACTAGTTTATATTTTAAAGAAAATAAACCAATTGAAGATACCGAATTATTTAAAATGATAACTGACAAATTCGGTTTGGATAAATTATATGATAGTGAAGCAACTGAAGTTCGTAAATCACAAAGAAAAGAATTCAAAAGAATTTTTAAAATTATGTTTAACATGGTGGATGGTAAATATATTAAACCTGAATCTAAAGAAAAAGTTGAAATCTGGTCTTTAAAGAAATGAAACATTTAAAGTATTGTAAAAAAATTAGAGTGTCATTAAATGAAAGTACATCATTTTACGGAACTATTTGAATCTGAAAATATTACAATTAAGAATTTTTCTCAAATTATGGCAGAAAAATTTTTTAGTAATTTTACAATGGAAGATCATAGACTTGTACCCAGGTGGTGCCGTGGACCTGCTGGCGACAAATCTACTAGTCTTATCTTTGTATTTAAAATTTTAACTGAACCTTCATCTAAACAAATGCTGAAACTTTTGAATTATTTAAAAGATTTTTTAGTTGTAGAAAAATTTACCATCAAGGCAGAAAATTATTACGGAAACATCTGTATGATAATAGATTATCAATTAAATACTGAATCATTATCTGATTATCTTGATGCTATAAAATACAATTTGTAATTATTTTCCTTTTTTCATTGCTTTATCAAGTGCTTTGTTGATATCTCTATCGGCAATTCTCATATCTTTATATTTATCATAATTTTCGGTTACTCCGACATTAATTTCTTTTAATTCACTTTTTAAATCTTTGAAAAATTCTTTCATATCTTTTTGAAGTTTATAAAGCATTTGAATACCTTCTTTCATTTCTCTTTGAAATAAAGAAACTGCTTGATATAATTCAGCATCAACACTACCATTATCAATTTGACGCATTAAATTAATTAAGCCCCTTTTAGAACAAGATATTGAAAATTTCAAATCTGAAAGTGCAAGAGCATCATTTCTTAAAATATTATTGATATTTTTATTTTTCATTATTTCTTCATCTAAATAAAGATTGGCAAGACATTCCAAAGTTTCCGTAGATTCTTCTCTTATTAATTCTAAATCTTTTTCATAATCGTGCATTTCAATTTTTAGATTGAGATCCATATCATTTTTATCTGGAAAAAAGTCAGATGGATCAAAATCAAGTTCATCTTGTGTTTCTTCTATTTGACTTTTTAATTTGTCTATATTTTCTTGAAATAATTCTCTAAAATCTTCTTTTTTTGGTTTATCCATTTTTAATTTTATTTTTTAATATATATAAAAATTATAATCTATAAATATATGGAAACAAAAATATTAACTCTTAATGGATTAATTATTTCAATAGGTGGTGGAATTTTATCTGTTTTGATAGAAAATTCAATAGGTAATTATGTAATATATAATTCTAATACTGATATAATCACATTAAATGATAATGATAATTTAATTTGGGAGTAAACAAACAATATGGCAAATAAAAGGATAAATCAATTAGATAGTGTTACTGGTCTTACTGGTAGTAATTATATTGTAATAGATGATGCATCATTTATAAGTAGTCAAAAAGCAACGGTTGATACATTAAAAAGTTATGTTTTGTCTGGTGTGACTGCGTTATCTGCTGGATCTCTTGTACAAACTTTAACATTTGAATCTTCAAAATATTATTTACCATATAATCAATGGTCAAATTTAATTTTTACTTCAGTGACTGGTGGTACAGCAGTACCATTAAATGTGATATACATGCAAATAAATTGTAATAGGTTATATACTGTAACTTTTGATACAAATTTTCAAATGAACAGAAATGATATGGATGGTACTAATGCAACTTATGATTTTTGGTTTGTTTATAAACCGGATGGAACTATTGCTTATTCGATAGTAAAAACAGGAGTGTATCAACCTATTGCTATTATTCCTTATAGTGGAAATACTATTGCTCATTATAGTGCTTCTAATATTTTAACTGACCTAACAAGTGGAAAAGTGACAAAAATAGTTAATACTTTTAATGATTTGTTTAGTCTATATTCTAATACAGATGCATCAAGACCAACAGTTGATTTAACAAATAATAGATTAGTTTTTAATTCAACTGGAAAAACTGAAAATTTGAGTGGTGGTACTTCGATAGTATTTGTTTCTGGTACTACTTGGTATGTTAGTTCATTGATTCAGTTTGATCCATTATTTTCAAATACAAATACACTTTTTAGAAATATTACAGGAACAACTTTATCGTTTGGAGATAAAGATACATCATATATCAATACATTATTAACTACACAAACTGCTGGATCTGGCATTCATAATAAATTGGCTGGTGTTCATATTTTAGGATGGAATCAAACTTCAGGAACATCAGAAGTATATTTTGATGATACTCTAATTTTAACTGGTACTAAAACAGGATTAACTTTAAGTTTAACTAATATTTTATCTACATATGTAAATACAACAACATCGTCTGCTTCAAGAATTAAATATTTTTGGGATATGATTATTTATAATAGACCTATGAGTTCAACAGAAAGATCTACTATAAGTACTTATTTTAAAACAAATTATTCAACATTTGACCCAACTACTGGTCCTACAATTATTTCATATCAAACTAGTGGTATAACAAGTGGTACAACATTATCTTCGGGTAATACAATAAATGTGACTTATACAGTAACAAGTACAGGTACAGTAGCAACAAATTTAGTTACTGTTTGGAAAAGTGGTGGTGGTACATTACAAGGTATAACTGTTTCTGACACTATAACATCTGTTATAATACCATCATTACCACATGGTTCTGGATATTGGACAACAGGTTATATCTTAGACCAGTATGGAAGAGCAAGTAATGCGATAGATTATAGTGGTACGGCCACTAGATTCATAATAGCATAAAATAAATTTAAAAAATGCAATTATATGGATTTTTAGATAGTATAGGTAAAGTAGTTACACCACCTACAAATAATTTAACAACATTTTTGATTGCTGGTCAATCTAATGCTGATGGTAGAGTATTATTGGTAAATGCACCATCTTGGTTAAATCAATCTAATCCAACTGTAACAGGAGTTAAAATGTGGAATATTAATTTAACGCCACATCAATTCAACGATTTTAAATTGGGAGTTAATTCAGGTGCTGATGTATGGACACAGACAACATGGGCATTTGATATGATTGCAATGCATGATTATTATGTGGGTAAGAATACAACAGTATATATGGTCAAAAGAACTAAAGGTGGAACTGCGATATATATTCAATCTGGTGATACGAAGGGATGTTGGAATACTGATTTTACAGGCATAACAACATACACCACTGGAAATGTTTTACTTCAAGAATTACAATGGTATTATCAATCGGCAGTCACTTATGCTACAAGTATTGGAAAAACATTAAATGTCAAATCAATACTATGGCATCAAGGTGAAGGTGATTATTTACCACAAACAGCAGCGGATGCTTATTATCAAAATTTTAAAGATGTTATTTATTATATACGAAATACAATAGTTGGAAATTCAACTTTACCGATAGTGTATGGAAGTATATCTCGTGCTTCTGCACAATATAATGCTACTGTGGAAGCTGCTCAATTTCAAATAGCGTCAGAAGATGTAAATGCGCATTGTGTAAATATGTCAGCAGGAACTTTGCTTGATGCTTATCATTTTGATGCAACAAGTGCAACTTATTTTGGAGATCAGGTTTATAATATAATTAAGAATTTTTAAAATAATATATAAATCAAATGAAGCACTTACAAAAAAATATAATTTAATGATGTTAAAACGATATGAAAATTATGTAAAAGAATCAAAAATCAATGAAGAAAAGATTTTTGAAACAACAATTCTAAATCCAAATTTATCTATTGTTGTACCAGGTGGCTGTAATGGTAAATGTGATTTTTGTTTTTGGAAAAAATCAACACCATGTAATAATTATTTAGAAAAATTAAATAATATTTTAAGTAATTTGCCGGTACAATTCTATCAACTAAGTCTTACAGGAGGTGAACCAACATTAAGTCCTCATCTTGAAAGTATTCTTAATTTTATTGATAAAAAAGTTTTTAAACATACCGTTTTAACTTCAAATGGTGCTAAACTTATTGATTATGTGTCTAAATTGGAAGGTAAAATTGATCACGTTAATATTTCAAGACATCATTTTGATGATATGATTAACGATTCTATTTTTAAGGCTAAAATGCTCACAAAAGACGAATTGAAATTAGTTTCCAATGAATTAAATAAAGTTGGCATTGATGTTACTTTTAGTGCTGTTTTGAATGAACATTTAAATACTAAAAATGAAATTGAGAATTATCTTCAATTTGCAAAAGAATGTGGAGCATCACAAGTATTTTTTAGAAAACCTCACGGAGATTTAAAACCGACAGAGGTTGAAAAAGCTTATGAAAGTTATAAATCAAGTGAGTATCATTGTCCAGTTTGTCGTACTAAGAATCAATTAATTGGTGGAATAAAAGTTTCTTGGAAAGCCTCATTAGAAGAGCCATCTAAGGAATTAGGTGGAACAATTTATGAATTAATTGTTAATGAAAATGGTGATGTAACCAAAGATTGGAAAGGTAAACTCAAAGTTGATTATAATAGAATAAATGAAAGTCTTATTAGAGGTATTTTTGAATGTGGTGGTTCTAGTGATGGAGGTGGTTGTGGTTCAGATGATTCAAATTCAGGTTTTAGTGAAGGTTGTGGTTCAGATGATTCAAATTCAGGTTTTAGTGATGGTTGTGGTGATGGTTGTGGTCATAGTACAGTTGAAGGTTGCGGTGGGAGTTATGGATGTGGTCCTTCAATTTATAATGAAGATGGTCCTTATGAAGTTTTTTTAAAAAGTGATTTGAAAAAAGAAAGTCCTATAGCAATTGCAAAAATCACTAAAAAAGAATACCGTAAATTATCTAAAAATTTTAAGATTAAACAAAGATTGAAGGATGAGTATATTATTGTATCTATACCTGACGCTAGAAAAGATGAATTTTTAGATGAATTACTTTTTATAAGAGATGTAAAAAAATATAATTTATAAAATGTAATATGGATTTATTAGCAAAAGATAAGAATAAGATTATAGATGTTGTCAATGATTTGAAGAAAAAGAAATCAGAAGGTGGAGTTAGTTTTTTTGATAAAATTGATGAATTTATCAGAAATCCAAAAAATTCTGATTTGATTTTAAATCTTATAAATGTGATATATCATGAGCAGGGTAAAAATTTTAATTTAATTTTAAGTGGTAATTTTGGTGATTGGGTTTATAATTTAATAAAAACTGGTAAAACTAAAATTAATGGTACAGTTATTCACATTACAGGTTCATTAAGATCCTCTATAAAAAATAGAACATTTCAAGTTATACAAGGTAAAGAAGATGATATGTATAACAAGGATTTTGTTTTATTGGACGATAGTTATTATTCAGGTTCAACACAAGAAGAAATAGAAAAAAATCTTAAAAAATATGGTTCTAAAATTATTAAGACTTATGTAATTTATGATGGCAGTTTTCAAAAAAAGTCAAATGTTTATTCAATTTATAGATATTATGATTATCATAGTGATGATGTGCTACCAATTAAAAAACTAGTTTCTATTTTGAATAGTTTTTCAGAAAATATACCTTACGATATAATTGAAACAAAAATAATGAAAGGTGAAATTAGAAGTGTAAAAGAACTTTTAAATGTTATTAAAACTTTCAAATTAAAATCTACACTAAAGATGTAGTTGTTTTCTTTGACGGGCTCTATAAAAATTAATATATACAGAAAATAATTAAAACCAATGGATTACAGAGACCAAGAATATTTAAATTTATTTAAACAAATTCAGCAACAAAAAGTTGAAACAAAAGATTATAATTTTGAACAATTAAGAGGTAATGCAACATCATTCAATGAAAACCAAATGATAAGGGAAGTACCAAATTATAATAATTTTTATAATGAACCGACTATACCTAATATTAATGAAGTACAAAGATCGAGATATTCACAAGATATGAATCTAAATGAATTTGTTATTGAGACTAGAGTAAATGGTCAACTTTTGAATGAAGTAAAGAGACAAGAGAAAGATGATAGATTAAATGAAGTAATGGAAAATCTTCGTAAAGAAAGACTTAATGAAGTTAAAAAGAATCAAGAATTAGACTCGTTAAATGAAGTTGTAAATTTTAAAGATTCAGATGTTATTACATTGGAAATGTTTGAAAAAGCAAGATATAATTCAATGATGACAATTGCAAGAAGAATTTTACCAAAATAAATAAAAATATGAAACATATAAGAACTTTTGAAGAAGTAAATCACAAGGATATTTATCAAAATGATGTTAAAAATAAGATATTTTTAATCGATTCATCTGCTTCTTTTGTGTCAACTTTAAAAAAAATGATCGATAATATAAATTTTTATTTATCCGATAAATTTATTGCTATTTTGTGTAGCAATCAAGTTGATGAAGTTTTAAATAATATATCTTTAGATTCTTTAATTAAAAGGATACAACAAGGAAAAATTTCTCAAGATGGTGGAACTATACAAGCAGGAATAGATTATATCATTAAAAATAAACTTCAAGGAGATATTTTGTTGTTTACAGATGGTTATATTGAAATTGATGTAAAAAAATTACCAAATGATATTGCAATTTTATGTACCGAAAAGGAGCCGATACTTATTAATAATGGATTTCGAAATGTCTTACATGCAAAGGACACTTATCATGGTATTTCGGTTTTTATAAATGATTTAGAATCACTTGATCATTTTTACAGACCAAGAGATATAACGCCAGAAGAATATGAATTAAAAAAAGCAGCACAAAAATATAATTTATGAAAAGACAAAATCGAGTTGAAAGTGAAATAAAAAAAAGTAAATTAAATTAGTGTTTAAAGAATATTATATTGGTCGTAGGGGGTTTTATCACAATAAAAATGTGGTAATTCTTTGTGCTAATTATAATACAATTGAATATCAAGATTTTGGATTAAAATTTGATGAATTCGAAATAGTTATTTACTATGAAGATGGCTCAAAAAAAACTGAAAAATTGAAAGGTAATCAGATCAAAAAGAATTTACAATTATAATGAAATATCTTAAATTATTTGAAATACACACATGGCAGAGTATGGCTATTAACCGTTACCGGCAGAAAAAGAAAAAAATTTATAAAAAATATATTGTTGATGATGCGAGGAAAGAAGAAGAAAATATATATGTTTGGGAAGTTGTGAAATATGGTGAAATTTCTAAACTCGGAGATGAAATAATTGATCTTATATTAAGATATAAATATAGTGTAGGATATAATAGATTTGAAGATGAAGAGGATGAAGGTACTTTACTCATTAAAGATTTAGATATATTATATGAAACTGATATTTTAGAAGATGCATATGATTTTCTTGTTGCAATGTTAGAAGCAGATAAATATAATTTATAAAAAATTTGAATTAAAAATTAATATATAGAGATATAAAAATAATCATAAGAATATGTCAAAAGACAAAAAATTAAATAATCTCCTTGGAATGAAAGATTTTTCAGAAGGTGATTTTACTAAGAAAACAAAGACAACAAAGCGTACAGATGTTGCAAAGGATATTCTTCAAGAAAATACAGGTAAAGTACCTGTTGAAAAACCTAAAACTAGAGATGAGATTAAGAAAAAAGATTTGAATAATCTTATTAGTCTTGATTCATATACAGAAACTGAATTATTAAAAGATCCAAAGAAAACTAAGCGTACAGAAGTTGCTAAGGATGTTATTCAGGAAAAAGCCAGGTTAGGTTCAGGTGAAAGATTTAAAGAACTTTCTGGTAAATTAAAAAAGAAAGGTGTTAAAGATTCTGATGCTTGTGCTGCTGCGATTGGTCGTAAAAAATATGGAAAGTCCAAATTTCAAGAAATGGCTACAAAAGGCAAAAAATAATTATAATAAATAAATGGCAAATATTGGTGATAGTGTAAGTGGTGGTACAGTTTTTTATACCGGTGCAACTGGTGGATTGATAGCTGCAACTGAGGATTTTAGATTTCCGTTATATTGGGGTTGCTCAAGAGTTGGAATTGGTTGTGTATCAACTGTAATAGGTTCTGGATTAACAAATACAATGTTAATTGTTAGTGGTTGTACAGGTAATACTATGATTGCAGCAGATGCTTGTTATAATCTAATATTGAATGGATATTCTGATTGGTTTTTGCCTTCAAAGGATGAATTGAATCAAATGTTTTTACAAAAGAGTGTTATTGGAAATTTTTCAGCACTTGATAATTATTGGAGTTCAACTGAATATACTCCGGAAACTGCTTGGCTACAATTTTTTGGAAATGGCACTCAAAGTGAGTTAGGTGGTAAAGAACAATTATATAGGGTACGACCTATAAGAGCATTTTAATTAAAAAAGCCTCATTTTTGAGGCTTTTTTAATTCAACGATAACTTTTTTTGTTAATTCTATAAGACCACTATAGAATGTGCTTGAAGGATCTTTTTTTAGTTCTATTTCGTAATCTTGAAGAGATTTTTCTGCGTCTTGTAAAACTTCTTTTTTCTTTTTTCTTTTTTCATTTTCTTCAATAATCTTATTTTCTAAATCAATTTCATCATCAGTAGCTAATCTAATATTAAGACCATAAAATAAATATTCATTACGATCATGATCAATATCAATATTAACATAATTGGAACCTTTATTTTTAAGATTTTCTAATATTTTAATTATATCATCGATTTTAATTGATGTACTACGATCTGGTATACTATGTTGAATATCTTTATTAATTTCAGAAAATTTATCCCAAAAATCATTATCATTTGAGAGATTACCAAAAATATCATAATCTATATCTATTTCTCCGGAACTAATTTCATCTTTAAATTCTTTTAAAATTGTATAATTTTTTTCGTGTTTTTTCATAGTAATTATTTTTACAAAGTAATGATTTTTTAAATAAAAATCATTGTAAAGGATTTTCATTTAATCTATTTAATGATATATTAAAGAAATCTAGATCTTTTTCTATCATAATAAAATTTCTATTTAATTTTTTACAAGCAACACCTGTTGTTCCACTACCACAAACATTATCTAACACTAAATCACCTTCGTTTGTGTAGGTATTTATTAAATATTCACATAATGCTAAAGGTTTTTGAGTGCTGTGTAAATTTAATTTTTGTTTATCACTATGAAATATTTGAACACTTCTAGGATACCTTTCTGTGGAGTTATAATCAGAAAAATCATCACATTTGCCATATATTTCACCAGTACTAGTGTTTCTTTTATGATGAGCTGTTGATATTTTTCGTTTGTGATTATAAGTTTTTTGTGGATTATATGTTGGTAATTTTTTATAGAAGCATAATATATTTTCGTGTGCCTTCATAGGTATTTTTTTTGCATTTAAATGACCTGTTGCTTGTGGTTTTTCCCATATCCATTCATATCTTAGTAATTTTAAATTACTACATCCAAGAACTTTGTCAAATGGTGTTTGACCAAATAGCAATATCGCACCATGATCTTTAATTATTCTTTCGTATTGTTTCCATAATTTTTTTAAATCAATTTGAGAATCCCATTGACAATTTGTACTTCCAAAAGGTAAATCTGCCAGAATCATATCAACTGAAGCTGTATCAATTTTTTGCATAATATCAAGACAATCTCCCAAATATACTTCGTTTATATTTAACATTATATAATAATTCTTTTTTTAATAATGGTTTTATGCTGTACATCATATTTTTGCCATTTAATTTTTCTTTTTTCACATTTTAATATTTTTAAACCTTTCAATTCATTATCTGTACATATCGTACCAATACAAAAACCAAAATATCTAAAAATAGGATTCAATGACACTTTCAATAAAGATCTGTGATTTACGATTTTATCATCTTTATAAATTATTCCTAAATTTAACATTTATTTTAATTTTTTTCTTTCTTCCATTAATTCATTTATGAAATTAATTATGTCTGTCAAGCATATAGTTTCAAAAACGGTATTTGGAAAAGGAAAAAACGCATATTTGCGCCAACGACCAAACCATTCTATTGTTCCTAATATTTCTGGTTTATCATATTTCGTTATTATCTTATATATGTCTGTTTTTCGATTTGAATCTTTTGGAATCTTTTCAAATCTAATATATTTACTTTCCATTTATTTATTTTTTTATATATTCTTTTAATGAGTAAGTTTTTTTACAAACTATTTTCATTCTCATCTTTAATTTTAATTAAGTCAGTTTTGTTTATTGATACAATATCCCATTCATCAGGTCCAAATGAAAAAACGATTTGATCATCTTCCCACATAAATGTTGATTCTACTTTATAATCATCAACAAGATCATATTCTTTTGAATCTTGATTATATTCAAATAATTCAATATTTTTACCTAAGATTAAATCATTTAATTCCTTTAAAATTTCATTTTGATTGTTTTTGAATTTTTCATAAATTTCCAACACTTTAATTTCCATGTATTTTCATTATTTTTTGCATTTTAATTTTTCTTTTTATCCTTTGTGCCTATGAACGCAATTCTGGATCTCTTTCTGGATGTAAGAGTTTTCCAAAATAAATATTATTACCTCCTGATGTATGATTTATCAAGAGAAAGATTAAAATAACATTAATCTTTTAAGTTTTTGTTTTCTAAATTGTTTTAATGAACAAAAATTATAATAACCACCTTCATCAGAAGGAATATATGCACCTAAACTATTAATGTCATATTCAAACCAAGTTGTTTCATTTCCATTATTATCTTTAACAACATAATATATTGTGTTTGGTATATAATCGGTACTATTCTCATTTGAAAGTGCCTTATTTATTATGGTATACTCTTCAAAATCATTTAATCTCCAAGCATATTGTTTATATGCTTGAGCTTTAAAAATAACTCTATCACCAATTTTATACATTTTACTCATTTTATTGATGTAGTAATTTTTTTAATTTTTGTTTTTCTGATTTTTGAAATTAATTGACAGGGATTTGATTGATTGACAAAATCACATCGTATATCACAACCAGCACCTTCTTCATGTAGTTTTCTATGTGAACAAAAATTATTCATACAAGGTTCATTTTGCCAATCAATACACATTCTTTTCATTTCTATTTATATTTTCTGTTATAAACATTGAATCGAATTGTTTTTTAGTAAATTCTGTTTTACTATAATCACCGTCCACATGATATTTTCTTGTGTTGTTTTGGTAGGAATAATTGTATTTTTTGTTGATTTCAAATTGACCGTAGTCCACTTTACATTTTGCTTTCATTAATTTTATTTATTTTTGGATTTCCCGCAATTTAAACTTGCGAATTTCTTTAATGGAAAAAATAAAAGGTAATTGGTAGTCTTTGAGATAGAACTCCCTATTACCTTGCTTAATTATATAACAATTTGGTAAATATTTTCCACATCTACCAATTAATTTATGATCACTCATTTTCCCATAATTTTTTCAATTTGGTAACTGCATCTTTCCTCTTGTGATGAAGTTCACCCTTATATGTCCAATTAACTTTATAATAGTTTTTGATTGAGCACCAAGTCCAAGCATCGTCTGGTTTACCTTTTCTAACTTGATCAATATCATAACCAACATAAAAATCGGTCATTCCATCTTCAATATTGGCATTAAAAGATGAACTTTCTTTTAATGATGTCAAAAAACTTTCAGGTGCATTGATTGATTTTAAAGATTCTTCATATCCTTCATTGATAAAAATTTTGTAGTAATATTTCATAGTTTATGAGATTTTAGATTTTTACAAAAATAGATAATCTTATTTAAGTAAAAAAATTATTGTGGATAATTTAAATCTCTAGTATAACCTGTTGCACCTGATTCACTACAACCATCATCATATACTGATAAATGTAATGTGAGCATTAATTCATATGATTTTTCAAAAGTACCATATTTTACTAAAATAACAGTTTTATTATCTGGTTCAGTTTGTTCTAGTGTAACTAATAAACCTTCTATTTTTAGAAATTGATTTATGTAATCTGTGAGATTTTTTTCTACAAGATTTCTTGTTAAGAAAATATTTTTCTTGTATCCATTCACCGACAACAATATTGAGTAATTTTCTTTTTAATTCATTTGCTTCCATAACTATATATTATTTTTTATTTAATTTTTTTAATTTTTTCTGTCGTTCTAGTCTTAGAACATGTTTAGACAATTCTTTTTCTTCGCCAATAATTACTTCATTGGGATTAATTCGTAAATCTAAATAAACTTTACAATTAGTAAAATTACCAGCACCAAAAGAAATTCTTTTTCCACAATTTGCAAGATTAAATGTGGAACTTTTTAACATTAATGAACTTAAATTCAATCCTATAAAAATAGATGGTGTTTCTGCTACATCTTTTCTATATTCTGTTAATAGATCTAACTTCTCGTAAAATTATTAGATGGCTTATGATAATCGCGAACATTATTTTGTCCTATTTCAAGTTTATTGAAATTAAATTCTACTAGTATCATTTATCTTTTGTAATTTTTTCTTTCTATCTTTCTTCAGATAATGCCAATTTTTATCTTCTGCCTCACATTCTCTGAAGTATGTTGATTGTTGTGAATCATCTCTAATCCAACCACATAAATGTCCTGGTATGAAATTATCATCAATTTTATATATTTTATAATGTTTTCCATCGGTATAAAATCCACTATTTCTACCATTATAAACTAAAATGTCACCTACTCGCATTATCAATTTTATTTAATTTGAGTTTTCTTTCTTCTTGATTACTAACAATATAAGTAATTTTAACAACTTTACCTATCATTAAATATGGATTTTCCACTATTGTTAGCATTCTTGTTTTATTATTAAATTCATATCTTACTTGTCTCACCAAATTATTTGGACCTAGTCCTTTTGTTATTTTCTGATGTATTGCACTCATATTAAAATTTTTATAAGGCGGAGAAAAATAAAAATGCATTTTTTCTAATCTTATATTTTCATGTTTGTATGTAAAACCTTTACTGAGCATAACAATATTGACATTTATGGTTACAGGATTTGAATGATCCAATATCTGATGAATTTATACAACCACAATCTAATCTTTGATTTTTATCTTTTGTATCAGTAATCCATTTTTGATTTCCACAAATTCTTCTAACTAATTCAGGATCAATACATTTATTATGAGATATGCCTTCTAATTCAATTCCTTCAGCACAAGTTGATAATTGTAAATTCCATTTTTGATTAAATTTTACTAATTCCTCAGCAATTTTTAATTTTATATCTGTATCTATTTCTGTGAAAAGATTTCCAAGTTTTTTATAAGGGTCAATGAAACTGAAAACTAATTTTTCTGTATATGGATATAATTGATTTCCAATATATTCTATTCTCTTAATGAGAGTTTCGGTTGTTACATATTGATTTACGATAATTGGATCAAATCGCCAGATAACTTTCTCCTTACCTATTTTAACAGATAAATCTTTAAAAGTTTGAATTCTTTTATCTAATGGTGGTACATTCAATTCGTATTCAGGATAGTGATTTAGACTAAATTGAAAATAATATTCATAGGGAATTTTATCTAAATGCTCAAGTAAAGGTTGTGGATTTTTAGTCCAAAACACTATTAATTTGAGTTTTTCAAGTGTTACATCATAATTCTGATAAAATCCTGTTAGTGAAAATTTACCTTCTTGTAATCTCTCTAAAAACCATTTTACTCTATTTTCAAACCCGGGTATATCCTCCCTTCTTGAAGCAGAAATAATGTATGGACTACTCATAATTCTATATTTTTATCCTTTTTGATAAGGTACTCAACATATTCGGATTTACTTAATTTCTTTTTTTCTAAATATTTTTCTAATTTTTCATTAAGTAATTCATTGATTGTTATGGACATAGTAATTTTTTTATCTTTAATTTTAGGTCTAGCCATTTTATAATTTATTTTGTTTTTATATCATTTTTTACTCATTTTGTTTAAAAATAGAAAAAAATGACATTTTTTTATTTATATATAGTAATAAAACAACAATAAAATATGAAAAAAGTTAAAACAAAGATTAGTGTTTCTGTGGCTTTAAATCCTAAAATTAAAGATTATCTAATGAAAAATATTGAAAATTCTTCAAAATATATAGAATATCTAATACTTAAGGATCTTATTGAAAATAATGCCGTAGATAAAAAAGAATTTGATATATTATGATAGTATTAAATAACTTTATATAAAATAATGACATTTAATGTTAATTTAATGTTAAACAATGTTAAAAACTGGTTTTCGGGGATATTATATTTATATATAGTATATGAAGTTAAGTGAATATGCTAG